ACGCTCGCGTACATCGGGGAAAAATTTATTCGATGTGGTCTTACTCATGGCTCCATTCTCTCAAGGGTTGGAGCCTCCTCAATACCCGGGGCGGTTCAGAGTGCCTAGGCACCTTCCGGCAGACCATTTTCGTGCGAACAGTGCTTACAGCATCCGGGAAAAATCTGGAACCATCGAAAAATTAGAGCCGATCTGCATTTTTGAAAATTTCCATTAATCAGTTGTAATAAAAGGAAATTTTCTGGCTCCCCGAGCAGGGCTCGAACCTGCGACCTGCGGATTAACAGTCTTAGGTTTGATATTTCCACGCAATAGACTTTCCTTTTTAATCAATAAGTTGCAGCGTCAGCCGACGTTTGTTGCGTGTGAATTTTATACGGTTTTATCGGGTTTTTTCTGGTTTTAGGACACGTTTTGGTCACACGACTTTAGGTTGTTTCAGTAGGCGTTGGCAGCGTCCAGCTCCTCGATGATATCTGGCCGAATAGACGTGGAGACATCGTAACAATCTTCCCGTGGGGGAACATCATCAAAATTTGGTAGGTGTCGGGAAAAAGGTAACATTGGTAACCTGATCATCAAAAATGCCCGGAAAGCCAGTATTCATGCGGGTTTCAGCCATTTATAGAAAAGGTAACTTTAGGGTAACTTAAAGGTAACCTAGTTACCTTTATAAAGGGTAACTTCCACAAAAACAAAAAACCAATAAGATCAATAACTTATTTTCAAGTTACCTTTCAAGTTACCCTAGATTACCTTTTAAGGGTAACCTGAAGATCCTTTAAATATCATATGGTTATGTATCGTTTTCAGGGGCGATTACCAAAGTTACCTTTTTCCCGACCCCTCCCCCTAATGTGCCGTGTCTGCTGTTGGAGACGGTGGGTATTGTGTTGATGTTTTCCTGATCGATGGTTATAATAACCACCATGAATAGCAAGCAAGTCATCAAGCAACTGGAAACGCATGGCTGGTATCTCGCCCGCGTGAAAGGTTCGCACCACCAGTTCAAGCACCCGTCAAGACCCGGCTTGGTGACTGTGAAGCACCCTGACAGCGATATTCCTGCCGGTACGCTGAACAGCATCAAGAAACAGGCGGGATGGAAGTAGGAGGTTTCATGCGATTCCCTATCGTTCTGCATACCGACGACGGCGTCCGTTATGGCGTAACCGTCCCGGATCTACCCGGTTGCTTCTCGGCTGGGGATACGTTCGAGGATGCCCTGGAATCCGTCAAGGAAGCCATTGACCTGCACCTGGAAGGGTTGATTGAGGGCGGCGGCAGCGTGCCTGTTGCGCGTGCCATCGCACAACACCGTACCGATCCAGATTTCGCGGACGGCATCTGGGCGGTGGTCGATGTGGATGTTTCGCGCTTCGACGGCCGCGCCGAGAAGATCAACATCACGGTGCCGCGCCGGGTTCTTGCCCAGATCGACACCTACGCCAAGGCGCACGGTTCCACGCGCAGCGGCTTTCTGGTTGAAGCCGCGCGACGGGTCATGGCCCATCAAGTTTGACCCCCTTTGCGTGCGTCCGTTTGCGTCCACATGCAGCGATGGTTCTGACAGTCTGATCGCCAGTATTCGCGCGGTTTTCGGCCATTTTCTGCGTCCGAAACTGTTGCGTCATAAATACCGCAAGAAAAAGACGGCAGGTGTGGAGGGTGTTTGGCAATCGGGCACAAATGCAAGTTTAGAGGGGCATAAGAGGCCCGTTAGCCCCCTTAACTAGCACGCCGAGGGGTAAATCATGCCTAAAAATAAAGTGCCGTAACGGGGCTCTGAAGCCGTTTATGCGGATGCAAAAAAAGCCGCGCAAGGCGGCCAAAATGTGAGATAGAGAATGTTGTTGGCAACGAATTTAGGACGGACCGACCGGGTCTACGCTTCTATCCCAATTCAAGGTGCCATTCATGCGGCCACCGGCGCATAGGCATCGTTCGCGTCATAGTCCGCCTGGTGCGGATAGGCGGCCTGATCCTTCAATGGGGTATGCAGCATGGCGGTCACGCGCCATTGCTGCTCTTTGAGCCGCCGCGCGCTTTCGCCCAAGCTGAGCAGCATGTCGGCCCATACCTTCAAATCCACCGCGCTTTGCCCATGCGGTGCGGCCAGCGTGGCGAAATTCGCCAGTGTGTTCAGTTCCTGCTCCATGGTGCGCAGGCGGTCTTCGGCGCTTTTGGCTGCGCGGATCAAGCGCTGCTGGTGTTTTGTGCTTGCGATCAGCATGTCACGCTCCTACGAACTTCGTTGCGCAACGCGCTGTTCATACCTGCCCCCGTGGGTGCCAGCGCGGTGATCTCCTCAACGTCGTCGTGCAGCGCCTCGATGCGATCCGCGTAGCCGCGCAGCGCGGCCGCCAGGGTTTCCAGGCTCAATTGATTCGGGCTGGCATGCTGGCCAACAGCGGCCAGATCGGCGACCAGGCGGATTTCGTGGTGAAGGGTGTAGAGCCGTTGCTCGATGTGCGCAATGGCACGCGGCAGCGCGGCCGCGTTAGGTGTGTGCGGGGTGGTAGTCATGCTGACACTCCTTGATTGGGTTGAACCCGCGCCCCGCTTCCAAACGGGGTGGACGGGCAGATACGGGTTGGAAGACCGGAATCAAGGAACCGGCAGGGCTTGCGCCCTCCCGCATCGCCCGTCCATAAAGGAACGTGCCATGCACTGCGCAACAAAAAACCGCGACCATCCACAAGGGGAAACGGCGCGGTTCTCGTGCGCCTTGATTGTCGGGCTTCCAAACCCGCGCTACCGTTGTTTGCGGCAACGGGGCTACTGTAGCACAGGTTTGGGGCGGGTGCTACACTTTGTCCACCATTTGGAGTTGCCACCATGTCCACCGTTACCTTCGATACACTGAAACTCGTAGACGCCTTGGAGAAGGTACAAATACCGCGCGAGCAAGCCCGCGCCATTGTGGAAGTCGTACGTGAGGCACAAGATGCTGCGGACATTGCTACCAAAGGAGATATTGCCTTGGTGCGCAAGGATATGGAGATGCTGCGCAAAGACATCATCATCAAGCTGGGCGGCATGCTGATGCTCGGCTTTGGTCTGGTGCTGGCCGTGCTGCTCAAATAACCAGTTTGGCAGACGCGCATCAATGCAGTGCTGCGCGAAACCGTGGTAGCCGGTCGGGTGTAGCGTGAAGTCGGCGAACTGTTGTGCGGACATTCGGATGATCGTCAGGGTCGAACATTCGGCGCGGTCGGCTCCGAGGTTTCCTCGTTGATGACGTAGGGCTCAAACCGGATTACTTCGTCGCCGATCCAGTCATTGATTTCCATGAACCGGGTTTGCAGGGGCCGCAATTCATTTCTGGCGAACACTTGGGCTGCCGGGCCTATGGCCCCGAACCCGCCGACGTTATTGGGAACGATGCCCATCAGCTGCGGCGGCACCCGGTGGGCGGCAAGGATATCGTCGCGCGTGACGCTCTTGATGTTCAGGAATTCATCCTTGGCAGTCACTTCGCTCAGCGGGATGACCTGGATCCCGTCTTTGCTGCCGCCTGGGGCGTACATGAAGAGATTACGAAAGTTGCCTGGCCCTTTGCTTTCGCGCATGGCCTTGCGCAACGCGTCGATGTCTGCCTTGTCATGCGCCGGGTCGCTGATGTAGAGGATGTAGCCAGCATGGGATCCGTTCTTGTAGTACTTGCGCCGAAACAGCGTGGCGGATTCGTTCAGCCAAGCCGAATGCAAGGCAGCCAGGTATTCCGGTAGCCCGTAGATTTCCTGGTTGATGTCCGGTTCGCGCAGGTGAAACACGGTACCGGCGCGGAACTCGTGTTCCTCCTGCCAGCCGCGGACGAAAAAATACTGGTCGAGATCCGTGCCGCGCCGGGTGTACTTTGCCAAGCTTGGCGCAAGCCGCAAGGGGGTGCGCCCGATACTCTCGATGCGCTCAAGGTAGGCGTTGCCGAACACCAGAAAGTCCAGCGCCGCGCGCGAGAATGCCTCGCGCGACAGCAGCCGGTGCGGGATGAATGTCGATGCCAGCACGTTGCGCTTGGTGTAAATCGCGGAACTGTGATGCGGGTTGGAGCGGAACGATTTGGCCAAGCCGTCCAGGCTGATGGGCGGCTCGTACCAGCGGCCGTTCGACCACGCTTCGATGTAGTCCAGTATCTCACTGCGGCTGAGCACGGACTCCGGCTCTCCGAAGGTGAACACCTCGACCTGCGGGGCGGCGGTGGCGGGTTGCGTCATCAGAAAATCTCCATAAGGTTGCTGTTGGCTCCGGTGCGACCCTCAAGCGGTTCGTTATCCAGTGCGTGCATGCACGCCCATGCAAGGTCGCCGTGTCCGGTTTCCTCGCTGCGCGTGGCGTCGTAGGTGACTTGGCGGCGGCTTTGTGTCAGCACCTTGCGCACACTCATGAAGGCGTGCGCAAGGTCTATCCAGCCCGCGTCGAATTCCAGGCGGCCGGACGTGATCACATCCTTGGCTTTGAGCACAAGGCGGGTTTTCACCTCGATCGAATAGCTGTAGGCTTGCACGCCGGGGAAGAACTGGCGCACGAGTTGCAATACGCCTTGGCCCAGGCCGCTGGCGTCGATGCCGATATGCTCGACGCTGTATTTCAGCGTGAACTGCCGGATGGATTCGGCCTGCGCGGCAAAGTCCAGGCCGCGATACTGGTGGCGTTCGAGTACGCGGAATTTGCCGCCCGCAGTCAATGGCGGCGCGACCACCGCCAGACCAGCGCTGTCGCCCGTGTGCGACGGGTCGTAACCAATCCACACGGGCCTATCGCCAAAGGGCCGCGCCGCAAACGGCTTGAAATCGCGCCACGCCTCCCAGGAATCGACCATGCACCGCTGCATGTCGGCGAGCGGAAACACCGAGGCCGTATCGTCAATGAACTGGCACATCAGCAGGTTGTCGAACTGGTCCGGGCTGTACTCGTAGTTGCGTAGTTCCTCAATGTCGAACAGGTTGCAACCGCCACGCTCGGCGTCCATGATGGTCACGATTTGACGCCAGATGTTGTCAGCACCCAGGCGACCATCGGCCAGTGCCGTATGGCTGACGTCGATGATCCGCTTTTCCGACTTTTGCCGCCTGCGGTTGAACAAATCGCCCGTCCAGAACGGATATGCCTCGTGGCTCATGCTGCTGGGCGTTGAAAAGTAG